AGATGTCACCGACAGAATATGAAAACCAGTATTATCAACGGCTCGGAAGTGTCTAAATTATCCGTGGCGATTCAAACCACGGAGTTAATCATGGCAACAGAATTTAAAGCCCTACCCGTCGAGCGCGACCAATACGGTTACTGGACTCACCCGCTTTACGATGAATTTTGCGATGGGCGCGAGTCTATCTCACCTGATGAATTTAACGCCTGGTTGGATAAGAACGGCCTTGAGTGGAAAGTGGAGTACCGCGAAGAGGATGATGTCGATCCCGATGTGGACGGTTATGACATCTCAGCGTGGCAGCCCGAACCCCCAGCCGGTGATGGTTGGTTTGTCGGTTCAATTCACGAAACGGAAGATGGCGCCGTCTGCATCTGGCTGCGAAACGTTGGCGGTGCAGCATGAACAGAGCATCACCAGTTGATTTGAGGAAAAGCCTCGAAATCGCCAACCACCTCGCACACATCGGGATTCGCTTTGTGCCGATCCCAGTGGCTACCGAGGAAGAATTCCAGACGCTGACCGCCGAGCTATCGCAGCGGCTTGAGCAGATGGCTGTCGAAGCCGAAAAGAATGAAGGCGGTGCCGCATGAAGGCACTAATCACCCGGGAGCTTAAAGCTCCCTTTTTATTGCTGGCGTTCACCTTCAACCGAATTAACCGACAGTTCCGGGAGCATTGACCATGGCCGATATCATCGACACAGCATCAGAGATTGAAGAGCTTCAGCGTAACGCGGCCCTTTCCGCTCATCGCCTCAACCGTAACGCCGTATCAGCTGAACGTTGTGAAGAATGCGACGAACCAATACCCGAGCCGCGGCGCGCTGCCGTACCCGGCTGCCAGACATGCGCCAGTTGCCAGGCTGACCTGGAGCTTATACGCAAGCAAAGGGGGTCTTGATGGATTACACCAAACTTAGTGACGGTGAAATCAGTGTCAGGCTCGCATATTTCCTGAAGCCAAAGTACAGCGCCACCATCCATCCGCATGAAAATACCGGTGCCAATTTGTCGTGGAACTGGTTTAACACGGTACAGAACACCGCCTGGTTTCCGTTACGTCGTGCCGAAGAGCTCTACCCGGCAATGAAAAAGCATCGAATCGGCCTGGTCCCAACAGGGAAGACCGTGTGGCAGGCAACTCATGAGTCAGGTATCAGCTCCACTCACCGTAACCCTCTGCGCGCTGTGGCAATCGTCTACCTTCTTTTGAAGGAGTCAGCAAATGTTCAGGATAATCCAGCCTAACACCTGGTACGCCGATGATTTCGGCGCACCCTGCAAAATCCTACGCGCTACCCACGAAGTTATCCACTACATCCGCAACGGTCGCACCTGCATTGCCAGTATGGGCCGATTTAACCAGGATTTCGAGCCGCTGACTAAAGCACAGGCTGAGCGGATCGCCGAAGAACTCGAAACAGCAGAACACCTGAAGAAGCTGCGCGCCCAGCGTGCGGCGTAAGGAGGACTATGAGCACCATTCAGGACATCAGAAACCAGCTATCAACTCTGGTCACAGAGGTGCACAAGGTTGCATGCGCCCTAGATATAGGTGACGAACGAACCGAGGCCTTTGAGCTATACGAAGCACTTCGTCGACTTCAGCGCCAGGGCGCAGCTGGAGAGATTCTATCAGCTACTAACCCGCTTCTCGCCTCGCCATATTACGACGAGGACTGGGACGAAGATGAAGACGACTGACGCAACTGATAGCCAGTTATGAGCTGGCTATTGGGTGCGAAAGCACTGCCTCACATCCCTTGATGTTATTGCCGCCTACGGGCGGCTTCTTTTTGCCTGGAGAAAACCATGAGCGACATTATTCAGTTGGTACCGAATAAATGGGTCACAGAGGAACTTTTAACTGCGACAACCGGCATGTCAAAGCACATGATTCAGCATGCTCGCCGGTCTACCTGGATGGAGGGAAAGCATTATCGCCATGTTGCCCCTGATATGGCACCTAAGCAAAACAGCCCAATCATGTATAACCGCGATGAGATAAACCACTGGATCGAGCACCAAAGCCCAGCGAAACGCCGGAGAATATCTGCTTAAATGTCCTTTGGCACATCAAACGAGGAATGATTATGGCAGCATACCCAACAGGCGTAGAGGTTCATGGCGAATCGTTACGCATATGGTTCATATATCAGGGGAAGCGTGTCAGGGAAAATCTCGGCGTTCCTGACACGCCAAAAAACAGGAAAATGGCAGGAGAACTTCGGGCTTCAGTCTGCTTTGCGATAAAGACAGGCACATTCAATTATGCCTCGCAATTCCCTGATTCATCGAACGCAGAGAAATTCAGCACTGTCAGAAAGCAAATCTCACTACTTGAACTGAAATCGAAATGGCTTGGGCTTAAAGAGATGGAGCTTAGCCTCGGGACGTTGAGGCGTTACGATTGCCACCTCACAACCACTATCGAAACAATTGGTGAGCACAGGTATATCGGCAGCCTGAACACTGAAGATATCCTTAGTGCCAGGAAGGAGCTACTGAACGGCTGGCAGAAGACCAGACATGGCCTAAATCATCCACCCAAAAAGGGAAGAAGCGTTCCTACAGTCAATAGCTATATGGCATGCCTTGGCGGGATGCTGAGCTTTGCTTTCAAAAGTGGCTACCTGAAAACCGATCTGATGGCAGGTATTACCCCTCTCGCAAAAGAAAGACCCATTCCAGATCCTCTTACTTCTGATGAGTATCAGAGAGTGGTTGCGGCCTGCCCAACGCTACAGTTTCAGAATATGGTTATCTTTGCGGTAAATACAGGCGTCAGGCATGGCGAACTAAGCGCGTTATCCTGGGAGGATGTGGATACTGTCAACTGGACTGTTACAGTGTCACGGAACTATTCCCTGAAGGGAAACTTCACCCTGCCAAAAACCAACGCCGGGATTCGAACAATACAGCTGACCCAGCCAGCAATTGATGCACTCAAGGCGCAAATGCCACTGACCAGAATGATGGCATCCCACAAGGTAAGCGTCAGCCTACGGGAATACAAAAAAAAGAGAACCGATGAATGCACCTTTATATTCTCGCCGTCCATTACTTCAATGAACGGCAAGAAGACAATGTGCTACGTTCCCGGGTCTATTAATTCGGCCTGGCGCACTGCCCTGCGTCGTGCAGGCGTCCGGCAAAGACGATCTTATGAAACCAGAAACACATATGCTTGCTGGGCACTGGTAGCTGGAGCGAATCCAAACTTCGTTGCGCACCAGATGGGCCATTCGTCAGCGCAAATGCTCTTCACGGTTTACGGTAAATGGATGACCGAGAATAACCATGACCAGGTGGGCATTTTGAACGCGTCTTTTACTCAAAATGCCCCACTGATGCCCCATAGAAAAACCGCATAACCTCAAGTATCTGATTTTAAATATCAATATCACTTCAATCATGATTCATCTGG